ATTAAAATTATTTCTCACTTTAAACTAAAAAATGCCCCCGTTGATGCTATCTCAGGGGGCGATTGTCATGTCATTTACAGGAGACAATATGACATATATTAATTCATCCAACGATTATAGGGTGAAGTGCGTGGAAAGACAGTAATAGTACTATCATCAAGATAAGAGCCATAATTGTATGATTCAATAAGATAAAATTCACTATCCGGCCATTCTTTTAAGAAATTTATTATTACTTTTTCATTCAAATTAGCTGATGCACCACAATATATCGTATGTGATTTCATGTCATGCTCACACTTTGCTGAAAATTTAACATGAGCTTTCTCTTTTTGACCAACTTTCTTCAGTTCATCTAAAATTACCAATGGCTGTAAATAGAAAATTATTTCATTAGTTCTCTTGCTATGAATTTCATATACATGACTTTCACCCTTTTCTGTAAGAGTAGCTTTTACACCATATTCTTTTGAACATTCGTGTGTCAAATATTTTGTTATAGTATCGTGAACAATCACTTCCTTTTCAATTACTTTTGATTCCTGATTCGTTGTGTAATTTTCACAACCAATTAATGCTAATGCAGTTAAAAATAATAGTTTCTTCATAGTTTTACCACCATTAGTTAATACCAGCAACTTCTTTCAAAATCCTTACATCATCTTCATCAATGGAAATCCTAGAGGAATTAGAAATCCAATAGCCCTTCCAATTATCGTTTCTAACAAGGTCTTTAATAGAAACTCTTATTTTGCTATCACGAAACCAATCAATAACAAGGAATTTCTTGCAAACTTTGGCAGTCAATTCGTGAAAAGTAGCTTCACCTTCCACTCCGGTGTCCATATCTTGAACCTGATGCATGTGATGAATCTTTATTGTGTTGTTAATCTTCATAGTGTTTACTCCTTGTTAGGATTGTTGTTTCTTTTATGTCCCTAATATAGATTAATAAATTCCTGTTGTCAAGGGTCATTTGAAGAAAAATGTGAAAAAATATTTTTACATTCTTTAAACTAAAAAATGCCACCGTTGATGTTATCTCAGGTGGCGACATCGGAGATTATGGAAACTTCGTTTATTTCTAGGAGTTTTTACCAAAATGCATTCGGTAAAATTCAGGAGATAAAACTTCCATCGTATTCTTTACTCATTATTATCTCCTTTGTAAAATAAAAAGCCGCCACCCAACCTCACAGGCTATTCAATGGAGTAGAATAGGGTTGAGTTTTCAAAGACGGCATGGTGTTACGATAAATTACTTGTTCACTTTCTTGGGTTTAGCCACTTTCTTTATCTTTTCCAAATCGTTTTGAGAAAGCTTCATACCCATCTTTTTGCAGTAATCTAGCATTTCCTCTTCTGTGAGCTTAACATTCTTATAATCAATAGTTTTAATCGTGTGAATCATTTTTACCTCCAATTACGAATTTTCTTCTACACTTTTCACATGGCCAGTTTTAAGCCATTCCTTATAATACTTGTTATTTAAATCTTCCATACCGAAGTTCTCAATGAACCAAGTTGGTGCTTCCGAATTCACCTCTTCCAAGTATTCCATAAATTCAAGCATCTTGTTTTCATTCTTTGTTTTCTTCATAGTATTTACTCCTTATCTTCTAAGTTAATTAGACCAATACCAACTTTACGCCTTCTTCATCACCTTCAGTCTGCCACTTAGTGATAATATGTTCAATTTCCTTGTCAGTCTTACCGCTACGCTTGAGGTTCATGTAGAACTTGATAAATTGGGATTCGTTCATAGTCTTTGTCATAGTGTTTCCTTCCTTTGTTGAAGTGTTAGTCATTGATTATGCCTACAATTTACATCCTTATCTTCTCTTTGTCAAGTGTCAAAGGCAAAAATATTGCTTATTTTTCACTTACAAAATCCAAGAATCTTCCGACAATCAAATTCGGGTTCTTCCTTAACTTCCTTATTATACTTTGTAATCTTTCCGCTAAGAATATCCTTACAATATTGAATCTCTTCCTTGATTTCCTTGATTGTCTGTGGGTAGCAATCATGAGAAGGCGGAGTCATGAAATCAATGTTGTCATTTGAATCGATTTCGAAGTAGAGATTTTCAAGTTCCTGAATGAGTTCCTTTTTATTTGTCTTTGTCTTTGTCATAGTTGAATCTCCTTGTTAGGGTTGTTCTTGTCTTTTGACATGCATAAAGTAATAATTAATTCTTCAGCCGTCAAGACATTTTTCACATTTCATTACTCCAACTTGGAATAATGTACATTTGTGTACTAAATTTAATCGTTACAAATTTTGGCAAGAGATGTTAATGTAACTTTTTTTGAAACACAAATAAATAAGTATATACTCGCACAAAAATTATTTTGATTTTAATTTACATTTGGAGCGATAATGCCATACAAGTCTTTAGGAAAGAATCAGTATATCAAGAAGAAGGTAAGGTCCAGCAAGGAATGGAAGCAACTGAGGATAGACATTCAAGAAGAGTATGATAACACTGACCCTGTCACATTGAAGCCATTACGCAACGGATTTAATGTTCACCACCTTGACGAGAGCGTAGATAATTATGATAAGTTGGATGACCATTCCAAATTCCGCCCATTGAACAAGGCTACACACGAACTGATTCATACTTTATACACTTATTACAGGAAAGACCCAAAAATACTGGACAGAGTAAAGGAAATTCTTGACCTGATGGTTCAATATAATGAATAGATATAAATAATAATGTAGAATGAAAATACTGACACAACAGCAATTCTCAAGGTATAAAATATGGAAGAGATTAATTATACAAATGAAATAACCGAAGGTGCTACAACCGAAGGTGATATAACCGAAGTAGATACAGAAGCATTGATTGAAAGATTCAAGAAATTTGAGTCAGCTTCTTATGACAAATTCAAGGACTTATTTGACCAAATCAAGTTGGACAGGAAGTTCATCAGTGGAGACCAAGTGGATTCCATTGACCACACTCTTACAGATGCCAGCATCGGAGAAGGTGTGCCTTTAATGTCCTTGAATGTGGTCAAGAACGCCATAAGGACAATAGTCAATACCTACTTGCCCAATTCCTACAAATGGCAATACACCAACAGTAAAGGTGTAGATTCCAACCTTAATGCCATGGCTGACCAATTCCTTTCTGATGCTGACAATGCTACAGCGACAGAACAAGCCTTGACCAATGCAGTAGGCACAGCTTTGGGTGTATTGGTATTCTCCAACGATTATGACATAGACGGCTCAATCAAGCCTATCCTTTATTCCATTCCAGATGTTACCAATGTACGCCTTGACCCTAATGCATCCAAATTGAATTTCGCTGATGCTACCAAGGCAGCTATCGTTGAACTCAAGTCCAAGGAATGGTTCAAGGTTAATTACGGGATTGAATACTCCAACGAATACTACAAGCCTTTAATTGATATTTCAGAAAGTTATGACAGGAAGACATTGATGCCCTTGGTAACATACTACGAAAAGGAAGACAACAAGGTAATTTGTTACAAGTTGGCAGGCAGTGAACTATTGGAAGAACCGACTGTATTGCCTTACTCCTACATTCCTGTAGTGCCAGTATTCGGTGAATCTAACTGGACCAGTTCATCCAATCAATCATGGACAGGTATTACCACTATCATGCGTCCTATTCAACGAATGATTAACTATGCTTATCGTCAAATTATCGTAAGGGCTTCAAAAGTACCGAAAAATGTATGGGTCGGTGGCAATGAAGCTTTACAGGGCAGAGAGAAATATTGGATTAATTCTGAAAGAAATCTCAACCCTATACGCATATACAACGAATTTGATAAGAAGGGAAATAAGCTTGACCCGCCACACAGGGAAGACAATCAAATTGTATTCAACGATGTATCTGATTTGATGGATAAGTCTTTACAAATGACAAATTCTATCGTGGGTATTCCTGCTATTGGACTAGAATCACAGATTGAAAGGACTGCAACTGAAGTATTGACTAACCAAAAGACTTTCAACAACAATGTCCGTAACTATATTTACCACTTGAAGTATTCTATGCAGTTGATTGGCTTGCTATTCGCAGAAGAAATATATAAGCAACCTTTGTATGGAAAGATTAAAGTATCTGTAGTAGCTGGCCCAGATGATGCTATGAGTAAGCAAGAAGCAAGGGTTCAGTTATCATCTTTTGCCGGACTAATTACTTCTGATGAAGACAAGCGTAAATTGTTGATGGCAGAATGTGCCATCGAGAATGATAATCCTTATATCAACAACTTTGCTAACAGTCTACAACCACAACCAACACAAGGTGAATTACAGGCACAACAGATGGTTCAACAGGCTAACACTGAAATTAAGAATAGGGATGCTCAAATTATTGAACTTCAGAAGCAAATCAATGACTTGCAATTACAGCAACAATTACAGGCTTACTCCACAGAACAACAAATTCTCTTGAATAATCAGAAATTTGAACACGAAAAAGAGATGAAGTTGCTTGATGCACAAATTACTGCTAACAATCCTGCTGAACTTGCTAAGACTCAAGCTGAAATTGACAAGGCACAGATGTCGGTTGAAAAAGAAGCTATCTCTTTAAGAAAAGAACAAATTAAGGCTCTTAATCAAGGGGTATAACGAAATATGATGATACCATTTTTATCACAATCAGACCTTATACTTGACAATAACAGAAAAATAATTCCCGGTGCCAAGATTGAAGTATTTGACCCAGTCTCCAATACTTCAGTAGACATCTACACCTATGATGGAAGTAATGAAAGATACACTGTTGCTACTAACCCAGTGTATTTGAATTTGCAATCTAGACCAGAATATACCTACTTTTGCGATAGACTAGTTCTTTGCAGACTTTACAAGTATATCGGCAATTTCAGTGACCCATTAGTTGATGATGATACTAATAACTGGCAATTCATTCGTGAATGGAATGGAGCATTTACAGAAGATTCAGCAATTAATGATACTGTTCTTTATGGTATAGAAGCTCTTGCTGATGCTAATACAGACCTAGGAAGTGTAACGGTTGTTGGTTATTATGATGAAAGCGATTGCGAAGCTAGAACATACTATTGGGATGAAAATTGTTCACAGACTCCTGATAATGGTTATATCGTAAAGAGCAACAATTCTGATACAGGACGATGGATTCTCAAATTTGATGGTGAATACTTACCTTCAACATATTATGGAGTCTATCCAGGAACTGAAGCTAACATCAATGCTTTATTGACTTATGTCAATGCAGTTGGAACTGATTCTAGAAAGACTGCTCCTGGTGTATATTTCGTTCGTGGTGATTACACTCATTCTACTGCACTCACTACATCTAAGAAAATACAGATTGACGCAGGTACTACATTTGCGACATCATTATTCACATGTGCGAATTTAGATGTTATCGGTAAATGCTCTGCTGCTATCGGTGATTTCTCATTCAGTGCTTCTGCTGATGCTGCACATTCTTCTTGGTTCAAAGATGTAAATAGATTCCTCAAATGCGGTTCTAAGCATTTGATTGTTGATGATACTAACTACTTCACCACTACTTCAATTGATTCTGCTATTACATTGACTAATGTATTATATGAAGGTCATGGTACGCTTGGTGCAACTTATACATCAAGTGGTTATATCAAATTTGATTCTTGTACGATTATCGGTACAGAAATATTCACTGCATCAGTTGATAGATTGGTATTTGCTGATACAGAATTCAAAGAAGAATTTTTCACTACAAATGATGAAGATGATTTCAAAGTTGGTGATGTTATCAATGATAATGATAGATTGGAACTTGATACACCGAAATTGAATGAAATGAACAATTCAATGTTGTGGTTGAAAATCTTCTTGGCGAATGGCGGAACAGTCTTGAATGGTCAAGGACGTTCATTTGATACAATCGCATCTAATACAATCACTTATATCAGAGATGCTAACATTACTACACTGACTATCTCAGGCGTATCTTCAATCGCATTAGACAACTGCATTATCGGTTCTGCTAGTATTTCTGGTGCAACAACATTGACAGTTCGTTCAACTCATATCAATTTCGCAATGGATCCGACATGCACAGTCAATATCGTAGATTGTATTGCATCTGGAACTAGTGAATGGCGTGATTTGTCAGACGTCAATGTAGTGCATTCAACTTGGTCTATTCCAGTCAATCGCTCTCATTTCAATAACACCGATGCACAGACACATGCTTTGGTATTCACACAATGCGATATTATTGCTGACATGAACATCAAGAATGGGTATTTCGTACAATGCCGTATTAGAAATCAAATGAACTTGATTCCTTGGCAAGATTCTGATACATCTACTTTCTACATCAGTGATTTCAGTGCATTGAACTGCGTATTCAATACTGGATTAGCATTGACTAAGTATTCGTCAGATTCAACTACTTATGATGTTGTTCTCAATAATGTCAATATCAGAAGCAATCAGTTCCAAGGTGCATTTACATGTAGATATTGGACTGAAGATGGTGAGCAAAATACTTTCTTGAAGATGGATAATGGAACAACACAGCATGTATATAGCTATCAAGGAAATGTTGGTTCTTGTCCTGCTGAAAAATATGAAGGTATTACATATCCAGCAGACTATGATGTTGACTTAGATGCTGACAAGCTATATTGGGGTGATACTGACAATATTCAATCAGTATTCGTTGATTTGAATACACTTAGCCCTCTTGGAAGAAGCACTGGTGGAATTGTCAGAAGTTCTAAGTTGAATTCGACTTTCGGAAATACAGAAAT